ACATTCCACAAAAAACAACTACAATCGAAGATACGGTAGGGTATATTAAAGAAAATTACCCTGAAACTGAACAAGACCTTCAACAAGTATTAAATAAGATGTACTTAACATTTTGCAAAAAACAATTTGATTACGGCCCAGGCAATATAGCTATGGGAACTTCACTTAAAACGGAAGAAGAAATCAATATGGCTTTATTAGGTATTATAGTAAGGCTGAACGATAAGATAAACAGACTAGTTAACCTTTCAACTAAACATAACTTTGAAGCACAGAACGAACCAATCGAAGATGCGTTTTTAGACACTGCTATATATGCAGCGATGGCGTTAATAGTCAAAAACCAGAAATGGGGTAAATAAATGGCAAAAGCTAAGAAAACAAAAAAAAGAGCAAAAAAACAACTAGGATTTTGGGATAGAGTAGCTCAAGGTTGGAAAAAGTTGTTTTCGTCTGCGTGGAGTAAGTAATGGCGAAATCAAAACTGTGGTCAGATGAAGAGATAGTAATATTACATCAATATGAAAAGACTTCAAAATCTGCATTTGTTTTATATCAAGAATGTAGAAAAGCAGGTCACGACAGAACTTACAAGGCAGTTACTCGTAAAATAGAGTCTATGGGCTTTAGAAAGCCTAAACGTTACGTAACTGGTCACGAAGTCAGTATTGGATATTTAGATATTGAATCTACTGGTTTTAGTGCAAATATTGACGTAATGTTGTCTTGGTGTATAAAAGGCAGAGGAGAAAAGAAAGTAGCTGGTGCAATGATTACTAGAGAAGAATTAATGTCTGGTAAGTCAGATAAGCGAATTACAAAAGAACTTGTTGATGAAATGAACAAGTATGATGTGATTATGACTTATTACGGAACTAGATTTGATATTCCGTTCATTCGTACTAGAGCATTGTTTCACGGACTGGACTTTCCTTTGTATAGACAAAAATCACATAAAGACCTATATTATGTAGTTAGGTCTAAATTGAAGTTACATAGGTCTTCTCTTATGGCAGCAACAGAGTTTTTCGGAATTGATGGAAAAACTAGGTTAAAACCAGATGTATGGAAAAAAGCAAGATGGGGCGATGCTAAGTCTTTAAAATATATATATGAGCACAATGTTGCTGATGTAGAGATATTAGAAGATTTGCATAGAAAGCTAGAAGACTATGCTCCACCAACAGTTAACCCGCTATAATATAGGAGATAATATGGCTGAAAAAGAACAAAAAGTAAAGATAGTTCATAATGAAAAAGAATATGAGTTTTTACCTTCTGAGCTTTCAGATGAAAGTCTAGCTCAGTATAGAAGAGCTAATCAGATAGGTAGTGCTTTAATGCAAATGGAGCAAGACCTTATGGAAAAACGTTTTCTTTTGAATAACTATCTTTCTTTCGTTGTTGATAATCTTAATAAAGATGTTGACGAAAAAGAAGAGAAATAGGTAAATTGTGAAAACTAGGACAGTAAACGGAGAAACTAAATATCTATTTGAAGATGTTAATGAGTTTAGAGAATATCATCCTTCGGTCACTATATGTAGTGATTGGAGACACGCTTCTGTAGACGACTGGATTGTATCTGATGATGGACAAGTTTGTCAAGTGCTGTATGTTGGTATTTTAAAAAATCCTAACAGAAAAAAAGAGACTACATTTGTAAGAACTATAATAGGTTCTTTCGTTTGTGGTCCAAACGTTACTATGGAGGGAGAAATGCGCACTAATATGCACACCTTCGCAAAAGATGGAAAATCTCCCTCGGTACGTAAGAAAGAAAGAACTAAAGCAACGGAAAAAGAATTCTTATTTGCTAAGTATGTAGCAAAAGGAGATGACGTAGTAGAAGCATATATGAGTGCATTTCCTAGTAAGAAAAAGTCATATGCAGAATCTCAAGCAAAACTGTTGCTAAAAACAGACAGGGTAAAAAATTTGATTAGAGAAGAAATAGACAAAGTTTTAAACGAAGCAGAAATAACTCCTTTATATTTACTAGAAGAGATGAGGAGTATAATAGATAAGAAAGGCTCTACAGATAGAGATAAATTATCTGCACTAAACACTTTAATGAAAATATCCGGAATGATGGACACAGAAAAGAAATCAGAATCTATTACATTGTTTCAGGGATTTACGAAGGAGCAATTGAATGCAATTCAGGGACCCGAAGTCAAAAAACTTCAAGAAGTTAAAATCGATAGCAAAAAAGAATAGATGTCACATATGTTCTCACAAACTCATTAATACTGGAGTTTTTGTTTGGGATGTATCAAAAAAAGATGCAACAGCTGTTAAGTGCATAAATTGCTTAACAATATATTCTCCTAGCTTTGAAGTAATAAACCTAGGTATACCGAGAACAATAGGGTATGCTTAATGAGATTGGCTGTATATGGAACTCTGAGAAGAGGGTATCCTGAAAAGGGAAAGTTAGAGGGTTTTAGCTTAGTTTTTCCTGGGACGGAATCTTTTCCAGCTGTAATTAAAAACGAAAAAGGAAAAGGCGCTGTTGTAGAAATGATGGATGTTACCGAAGAAGACCTAAATATGTATGATGAATATGAAGGTGTAGATAATGGTCTATATATAAGAACAACAGTTCCTATTGCTTTAGATAATGGAAAAATAGAAAAAGCTTGGATATATGTAGCAGGACCTCAGTTGTGGCAAAGCGCTAAGTCTTTTACAGAAGTACCAGAAGGAGATTGGCATTCTAAGAAAACACTAGTAATGCTTGATAGAGTATATGAAAAAGAATACCAAGAAGCCTGAAGCTTTTAATATAATACCTCCAGACTTATCTCAAAAAGAAAGAGCTTTGGAGTTAGCTAAAAAAGATATAATTACTTTTGGTCAGATGTTTTTACCTGAAGACTTTATGAAATCTAGCCCAGCTCCTTATCAATATGAATTAAGTGACCTTCTTTTAGGAGATGAAAAAAGAGCTTGTATAATACTTCCTCGTGGTCACGCAAAGTCTACATTGGCAAAAACAGCTCTATTATATCAGTTATATTTTTCTCCTCCCGATAAAAAACAATTTATTGCTTGGGTTTCAGAAGAACAATCTCAGGCTATCGACCACATCAAGTACATTCAAAATCACATCGATATTAATCCTGCTTTACAATATTATTTTGGGGATTTAAAAGGCAGTAAATGGACTGAGAAGGAATTTACTACAGCTAGAGGAGATAGGATTATTGCTAAAGGTACAAGTCAGCGTTTACGTGGTCGTTCTCAATTAGGTCTTAGATATACAAATATTATTCTTGATGACTTTGAGTCTGAGTTAAATACAAAAACTCCAGACAGAAGAAGAGAAATCAAGGAATGGGTTATGTCTACCGTAGAGCCTGCTTTAGAAAATTCTAAAGAACAAGAAGGTTCTATTTGGTTAATTGGAACAATAGTTCATTATGATTCTTTCTTGCAAGGAGTATATGATGGATGGCTGGATGCTGAAAAAGAAGGAAGAAAGTCTCCGTGGACAGTTCTTTATAAAAAAGCTATGGTTGACGGAATTCCTTTGTGGCCAAATTATTTTACAAAGAAAAAGCTAGATGACATAAAATCTAGATTCTCAGATATGGGACTTGTACACAAGTTTGCTCAAGAATATATGAACGAAGCAAGAGATTTGGAAAGTGCTAAATTCAAAATAGATAGAATTAATAATTACAGAGGACACATAGAAGAAAGAAATGGATTTAATTATATGATGATTGATGAGTCTGCTATACCTGTCAACGTATATGTTGGAGTTGATTTAGCTTATGAAGCAAACGCTAGAAGCGACTATCAAGTTATTGTTACAATAGGAATTGATAGCGATAGAAATATTTATTTAATTGATTACTATAGAGAACACTCTCCTTTGTATGATATGCCGAAAAGAATAATAGAGGTAGCAAGACAATATCATCCAGTTAGAAGAGTTAATGTTGAAAAAGTTGGAGCTCAAGGATTAATTAAAGACCACGTTAATAAACTGGCTGGTTCTGATAGGAAATTAGCTCCAGGTCTTTCCCAGGGAGTAAGGCCTCCCGGAGGAATAAAAAAAGAAGACAGGCTAGAAACATTGTTATGCCCAATAGTAAATGGAAGAAAACTTTTTATTAAAAAAGAACATCAAGGCTTAGTAGATGAAATGTTTGAGTTTCCTAAAGGCAGAAATGATGACCTTCTTGATGGTTTGTGGTATGCAGTAACTACAGCAAAACCTCCTAAGAGTGGAGCTGTAGAAATTAGCAAATTAGAAGAAAGATTAGAAAATAGAGAAAAAAGTCTTGCTAATAGAACAATTAATTGGATTACTGGACAAAAAATATAAATAATTCTTGACAATAACGTCGTAAATTAATTATTTTAGACTTAAAATATAAAAGGGAGTCTATAATCGATTACGACGAAACTAATAAAACAAAACCTCAAGCTACAAAAGAGCTTTTTAGAAGATGGAGAGACGCAAGGCAATCTTGGGATGTAGAAGCAAGGGACGCAGTAGATTTTGTTTTAGGAAATCATTTTACAAAAGAAGAATCAAACGCTTTAGCTTCTGTTGGTCAAGCAGACTTTGTTATTGACAGAGTTTATGCTGCAGTTGACAAGCTAAAATCTTTACTTACAGCTCAACCAGCTAAATTTACAGCAATAGGAAGAGAAGACTCCGATAATAAACTTTCCAATATTTGGAAGGGTATTTTAGAATATATATGGGACATATCAAAAGGTGATACTGTGTTCAAACAAGTTGTTCACGACTATGCAGTACAAGGACTTGGATATATGTATGTATATATGGACCCAGAAGCTGACTACGGAAGAGGAGAAATTAAATATACTCACGTTGACCCTTTTAGAGTTTATGTAGACCCTGCGTCTAGAGATAGGTTTTTTTCAGACGCTTCTGGAATTATTCTTTCAACATATCTCACTAAACAACAAGTAATAGATTTATATCCAGACCTAGAAGAATCTATAGACGATATAGATGTAAGTGAAAGCTCACTATATGGAGAAGACTATCCTTCTTCAAACCTAAAAAATTCTCAAAATATTCTTACTCCAGCAGAAGCAAAACATTTAGATTACAATGTAAATCAAAAATATCAAATATTAGACAGATTTTATAAAACAAGAGTTCCTTTTTATAGGCTATTCAATACTTCTAGTGGAGAAGAAAAAATAATTAATGCTCAAATTTATGCTGAAATGTTACAAGAAGAGCAAAACGTTCAAGCAATTGCTTCTGGGGCAGTAGAAATAGAAGAAGTATTTCAAACAAGAATTATGCAGTGTACCAGCATAGGAGATGTACTATTATATGAGCGAGTTCTTAATACCGACATTTATCCAATTGTTCCTTTTACAAACATTTGGACTAATACTCCCTATCCAAAGTCGGATGTGAATAAGGTTAAAGACTCTCAAAGGCTTTTAAATAAGCTATTCTCTTTAACCTTATCTCACGCTCAATCAGCTGCTGGTTTAAAACTTTTAATTCCAGAAGGAAGCGTAGACAGTGTAAGTCAATTAGAAAAAGACTGGGCTAATCCAAATGCCGTTATTGAATATAACCCTGAATTTGGAGAGCCTCACTATCCTCAACCCGCTCCTTTAACAAGCGAATTTTATTATCTAATAGATAGGGTAGAAAAATATATAGATTTAAACTTTGGTATTCCAGAGTTATTACAGGGATTTAAAGACCAAGCTCCTGAATCAGTAAGAGGAACAATGCTTCTTTCTGAAATGGGAGAGTCTAGAGGAAAATCTAAGCTAAGAGACATTGAAGCTTCTTTAGCTCAAACAGGTCAGGTAATATATAACTTAGCTAAAGACCACTATAAATTCCAAAAAACTTTTAGAATTGTACAACCAAACAACGATTTAACAGAATTTTCTGTTAATATGAAATTGTATGATGATAAATCACAGGCGATTGCCGCTGTTGAAAACGATATAACTATCGGACAGCACGACATTCGCATAATATCAGGTTCAACTTTACCAAGCAATAAGGTAGCTGAATACAATATGTATCTTGATGCTTATAAATTAGGTCTGGTAGATGACGTCGAGGTTTTAAAGAAAAGCGAAATCTTTGACAAAGAAGGTGTTCTTCAAAGAAAAGGACAAATGGCACAAATGCAAAACTACATATCACAACTTGAAAATCAAGTAAAGAAACTAAGTGGAGACTTACAAACATCTGAACGTGAAGGCGTTAGCGCAAGAAAACGTACAGAGGTTGAGAAGTTTAAAAGCGACTTAAAGGAATTTAACGCATCCTCTAAAGTAAAAGAAAAAGAAAAGGTAATGCAGTTAGGAAATTTGGCAGACCAAATGGCTCAATCTTTGGAGGCCGAAAAGAAAAACAACTCTGGTTCAGAGCGTAAAAGCTAAATCGGAAGGAGAAAAAAACAAATGGCAAAAGAACAAGAAGAACAAAAGGTTGAAAAGCAAGACCCAATAGTAGAGTCTGTGGTGGAAGAAACAGTTGCATCACAAGAAGATACCGTTGAAGAAGGTGTGGAAGCATCAGAAGAAGTGAATTGGGAAACAGAAGCTAAAAAGTTTCAATCAATGTATGACAAAAAAACGGCAGAACACGAGAATCTAAGAAGCGAGTCTCAGGACTTAATTCAATTAAGAGATACTTTAAATTCTAGACCAGACTTAGTCGATACTATTGAAAAAAAGCTTGCAGGAGAATCTATTGAGGGCGAAAATACGGAATCAAGTACAACTCCGGAAAGTTTTGACCCTTGGGACGCCTATTACAAGCCAGACTCAGAGTCTTACAAATTTAGAGTAGGACAAGAGAAAAAGCTTGTACACGAAACAGTAGATAACGAACTAGCTAGGCTAAAAACCGATATGGCAATGAGTAATTTAAAAAACGAATTAGTAAGCAATCACAACTTAGAGACAAATGAGGCTCAAGAGTTTTTACAGTTTGCAACAACACCAAAAGCTAACTTACCCATCGAAACTTTAATAAAGGTATGGAAAGAAGGCAAAGGTGGAAGCGCCAAACGAAATGAAAACAAAGAAGCTGTGCAAGCTGCTAAATCAGTCCCTAAACCAGCAGGAGTTCTTCAGGGAGGCGAACAGCCTTCAAAATCTGAAGGAGACAAGGTTTGGGATAGAATTATGAATGCAGGACGCGGCGGTAGACTAGCTAAATAATACATTAATAGTTAGGAGACTAAAATGGCTATAAATAGCGGAATACTAAAAGCTTCCAACATTACAGCTGCTGCTACAAGTGCTGGTTACGGACAAGCTCCGGACCAAAGAAAATTGTATGATTTCTCTGATAGAGTTGCAGAACTTACTCCAGAAGAATCACCTTTTTTCACCTACTTGGCTAATGTTTCTAAAGTTGCGACTGATGACAATGTTTTCAGATTTCTTGAAAACAGAACTCAAATCAATCATACTAACAGAAACTTTAGTTTAGACGCAGACGTAAATGGAGGTTCAGCAGTCTCTGCTAATACAGTATATGCATTCCAAGTTGACGATGGTGCTGGAGCAGCAATCGGTTGGCTTACAAAAGGAATGGTCTTTGCAGTAGGAGTCTTAGACTCAACTGCAGGATACTCACAGGTATTAGTAAGAGTAGAATCTGGGCCTGTCCAAAACTCAGCTGATACTACCTTCCAAGGTAGAATCATTGAGCTTTCAAGTGTGACAACAAGTGGCTACAATATTCTTTCAGACAATGATGCGTGTCAAGTAATTGGTACATCATTTGAAGAAGGAACTGCGTCACCAGACACATTTTCAGACAGTCTAGATGATGGATTTGGTTATACACAAATCTTTAAAACAGCGTGTGAATTAACAAACACAGCAATAGCAACTCGTCATCGCGGGTATGCTAATGAGTTCGATAGAATTTGGGCTCAAAAATTACGTGAACATAAAATTGACATTGAAAGAGCTATGCTTTTCGGTCAAAAAGCTCGCGTTAATGGCGTTCAGTATACTGAAGGTCTTGTAGGAAACATTCTAAAGAATGTAACTCCAGTAACAGACGACTCTGCATTATCTTATTCTTCAGGAAAAGGATATTACAGAAGTTGTACTACTGCTGAGTTAACATACGATAGATTGCTATCAGACTTAGAGGTTATATTTGACCCAGCAAGAGGCGGAGCAAGTGAAAAACTTGTTATGGCTTCTTTACCTATTATTTCATATTTCAATAAAATGGGCGACGGTGCGTTTATCGATGCATCAGCAGGTTCAGCTGCAAATATGCCTTACAGAGTAAATATGGATAACGTAGACGGTGCTTTCGGACACAAGTTAATGGAAATTAACACTGTTCACGGAAGTATGTTCTTAGTTAAACAACCACTCTTTAGAGGTGTTGCAAGCGGAATGATGATGATGGCTGATATGAGTCAGTTAGCATACAGACCGTTAGTAGGTAATGGTTTAAATCGTGATACTCAAATTATGACAAATGTACAAAGTGCAGATGAAGATTTGAGAAAAGATATGATTCTTACAGAAGCAGGTCTTGAAATCACATTACCAGAATCTCACGCTCTATACAATGTGGAGGGATTATAAGATGAAAACAGATAGTATAAACCCAAACAGCGGCAAATATGGTTCAGCTAACAGAAATGTTGTGCTTGTTCCAGATGCAGCTACTTACACTCTTTTAGCAGCAGACTCAGGAAAAATTCACGTTTTACCTGATTTGACTGCAGACTGTGTAATTAGCTTACCAGCAGAAGAAATCGGATTAAGTTACGAGTTCTGGTATGGTGGTACTGCAGCTGACGCTCAAGACTGGCAGTTTGACACTGGTTCTGATACTAACTACTTTATCGGTGGTTTAGTACACAGTGACAGTGACGGTGAACTAACAGCAACTGTAGACTCAGATGGCAATAGCAATTCAAAGGTTAGTGTTTTAACACCAATCGGCGGTACTTTAGTTAAATTTGTTTGCAATGGTACTCAGTGGTATTTAAACGGACACGTTGTGTCTGCTACAAATACTGCAGTAGTATTTGCTGACCAGTAATAGTTAATTAGGTACTATGGAGTGGGTTAATTCCCACTCCGAAACCTATAAGGAAAAATTATGTGGAAAATATTTAAAGACGAAAACGAATATAACGAAAAAGCAATCATTGGATTTATTTCCTTTGCTATTATGGTTATGTTTGGTATTGTTGATTTAGTGACAGGATTGATGGGACAAGATTTGGTTATCAATGACAATGTATATAATTCATTTGTCTGGGTAACATTAGGAAGCTTCGGTATAGCTGGGGCAGAAAAAGTTTATAAAAAGTAATAGGAGAATATAATGGCAGATTACAATACAATTACAAAAGTGATTATTAATGAAATAAGTCCAGAAGCAAGCAGTGTAACAGGCTCTTTAGCTAAAGAGATAAATGATTACATTCAAACTTTGGACAGCACAAATAACGCTATAGTTGACATACAAGCAGTAAAGCTTGATAAGTCTAGAATTGCATATATTATTGTTTCAACTGGATAATAAGTGAATTGCCAACATTGTAATGAGCCTAATCCAGATAGGTTTTTTAATTGTCCTTCTTGTGGTCAAAGAGCGGCACAACCTAAATGGAATACTAACTTTGTTGTTAGGGAAAATAATCCTTATGCAACAGCTATTAGAAAAGACCAAATGGAAATAAGAACACTCTCTGGAGAGGAAGCAACTAAAAAGCTCAAAGAAGGAGCAGATAAAGTTTCTCGAAAGGGACCAGCAAAGAGGTTAATGTAATGCCAATAGTAAATGGAAAAAAATATAGTTATACCGAAAATGGTATAAAAAAAGCAGTAAAAGCGGCTAAAAAAGCAGGAAAAGCGGTTGTTTCTTACGGCAAAAAGAAAAAATGAGAAGAAGATTATTTAACGAGTTTTCTTCGATAAAGAGAACAGAAAAGAATACAAGACAAGGGCAAAGCAAAAATACAAAGAGCGGGACAAAACCAAATACCGACGCTTTGTTTGTCTGTACAAAAAGTTTAAAGAAGTATAAAAAAGCATATAGAGGACAAGGAAGATAATGGCAACATTTCAAGTACAAGTAGAAGACTTAACAGGGAGCATAGGAGATACTGCTGCTATTAGCAGTTGGTTGCAAGACGGATGTAAAGCTGTTGTAGGTTTTATATCTAAAAACAGACTTGAGCAGGTAGCAAGCAATACAAACTTTACCGACAGCATAGATATTGAAAGTATGAAAGTTTTGTCAGTTTTAAGAAAAGATGCAAACAATAGTAATAGATATATGCCTTGTAGAAAATTATTACCGAGTCAAATGGGAACTGTTCACGACTCTTCATATATGGAATATGCAACAACAAGCGACCCTGCTTATATAATTCACAATGATGCGTTAAACACCTTTCCTCAAAGTGTAGCATCTAATGACAGTAGAGTTGTTAATATTAGCCTTGACTTTTCAGCGGTTACTTATGATGACTCTTCTATAACAAACTTTCCCGACGAAGCAGAACCAGCTGTAGTTTTATATGCAGCAAGAAATGGGCTACAAAGATTGATGAACAATATGAACTCTATCAGCGCTTTAACTGTAAGCGTAAGTGCTCCAAGTGCACCTAGTTTGGCTACAGTAAGCTATAGTAATGCAACAAATGCAGACGCAAGCGCTAGTTCAATTGGAGCTATAACAGTTGCTACTGTAGCAAAAGCAGATATATCTGGAGATGTTCCAGCTTATAGCAAACCTGCTATTACAACTAGAGTTTCTTTTGAAGACTTCTTTAGCGGTAGTGAAGATATGAACCCTTTTGGAGATAGTGACCCAGGAGTATTTTCAACAAGCACTCCACCTAGTTTAGGAACTGCAAGTTTTAGCACTCCCTCTGTAGGAGATGTAACTATTTCTAGTTTTGGTACTGCTCCAGCTTATACAGCTCCAAAAGTTGGTGGCTCTACAGAGGAATTAACAGCTACAATAACAGATGGCACAATAGGAACAGATGCAGATTTTCAAGACTTTAGTGACTGGTTTGAGGTTTTAGGACATATAATTGAGGACGAAGAAGATACAGAGTTAGCGCAAGCACAATTGGGAAAGATTAATAGCTATATATCTTCATATCAAGCTGCAATGCAAAACCAGTTAAATATTTTTAACGATGCTAACGTTGAATATCAGGCAGAGGTTCAACAAAACATAGAACAGGCTCGTATTAGCGCTAGAGACGAAGAGCAAACAGCTGTACTATTATTACAAAAAGAAGCACAAGAATATCAAGCAAAAGTTTCAGAATACCAAACAGAGGTTAATAAGGATGTTCAGGTATATGTACAAAAATTAGATAGATATAAAACAGAGGTTTCAACAGCTTTTCAAGCTTGGTCAGCTACTGAAGGTTTTAGTATGCAACAATATCAAGCAGACATACAAAATGAATTAAATGAGTTTAATAAGGAAAATGTTAGGTATCAAGCTAATGTTCAAGCTGAAGCACAGAAACATAATTCAGATTTACAAAAAGCAATAACACAATCACAGTTAGATGCAGCAGATGCACAACAAGAAGCACAACAAGCAACTCAAGTAAGTTTGGCAAATAAAGCACAAGACCAAGTCCTAGCATTACAGAACGCAGCACAAACTATGGCAGCTGCAATACAGAACAACGATGACTTGTTACAAAAATTTAATTCAGAAGTAGGAAAATACTCAGCTCAAGTTAATGACGAAGTCCAAGAGTATGGAGCTAATTTGCAAAAAGATATAGCAAAATATGGTTGGTATGAGAAGCAGTATGCTATGGTAGATGCAAAATATAAAGAATTTATACAAACTATTCAGGCTGCAATATAATGCCTAATACTAAATGGACAGAGCAAAGCATTTCTCCAAGCACGTCTTGGACTGAGCAAACAGTAGAACCAAGTACAACTTGGACAGAGCAGTCTATTGCTCCTTCTTCAAGTTGGACCGAAACATTAGCTTCGGTATCAACAACTTGGACAGAAAGAGTAATAGCTCCCGCAACTTCTTGGATAGAGATACTATCTGGAGTTTCTTTATGGGAAGATGGAGGAGAAATGTGGGAAACATTATCACAAAATTATGAGGATTAATTATGGCAGCAATTGAATTTAGTGCAAAAGAAATATATAGCAGAGTAAAGCAGGCTGTGCCAGATGCTAGCGAAAACTATGTAATAAACCTTATTAACCAAGCATTGGTTGATATGGGTAAATATACAATTAAAACTGAGTATGGAAAAACAAACTTAGTAAATGGACAACTTTGGTATGGTCTTGATGACGATAGAGATATTACCATAAATAAGGTTTTTAGGGTAAGCATATTAAACTCAAGCAGTGAATATACAAGAATACCAAGACTTTTAAATCAAGACATTAAAATAACAGACACGGAGTAAAAAATGGCAGCAGTAACTAGTACATATAAAGACCCTTCAGATACGTTTGTATGGTGGATTGAGGGAGATAAAATTGCTATAGCAACAACAACAGGCGACGGAGGAACAACAGAAACTGGAGAAGGTAAATATAAAGCAGCAGTTATTGGTTCTGGTTCAGATTATATTTCAAATGGCTGTTTAATTGCTTACAATGCAGAACCAGATAAAGTAACAGCTATTCAGGGCTCTGGTAGTACAATAGATTTAGATAATTCATTACAACCTTTGTTGATAGATTTTGTAAAAGGACATCTTTTGATAGATGCGGCAGCAAAATCTTCTGACCCTCAAAGAGCTGGTTTAAAGATGCAGATGGGAACACAGTTTTTAAACCTATATAAAGAGGGAATTAGAAAATACGGAATGAAAAAGAACGACAAAACCGGAGGAACTAGAGCTATTGTTCCTGCAGATTTGAGGTAATAAATGGCAACTTTAACTGGACAAAAAGTTAAAAATAGTTATAAGGACTTATTACAAGTTTCTAATAGTAATTCTGGAATAGACTCAACATTAAGGACAGTATCAGATGGTGAAGCTACCGACAGTATTTTACAATTAAGCAGTGCTGCTGTTAATATTATAGGAGCTGGTACGCTACAATATGGCGGAACAGCTATCACTTCTACAGCTGCTGAACTTAATATTCTAGATGGAGTAACTACAACAGCAGCAGAGTTAAATGTTTTAGATGGAATAACTGCTGGTACAGTTTCAGCTAGTCTGGGTGTAGTAGTTGACAGTAATAAAGATATAGGAACTTTTAGAAATATAACTCTTTCTGGAGAGTTAGATGCTGGTTCTTTAGATATTTCTGGTAATGCTGATATAGATGGTACACTAGAAACTGATGCCCTTACAATTAATGGAACAACCTCTGTTGCTTTTGAATCTGCAGACCATTCAAAATTAGATGGCATAGAAGCAAGTGCTGATGTAACAGATACTGCAAATGTAACAAGTGCTGGCGCGTTAATGGATTCAGAAGTAACAAATCTCGCATTTGTAAAAGCTTTAGCTAAAGGTATTTCAGATGGAAATGTTTTAACAGCTAATGATGCAGTTGCAGATAATGATTATTTACAAATCAATGGA